ACCCAAATAAAGAACTTGCTAAAAGAAAATTTAAAAGAGGTAATGGTGAATGGGAAATGCTTGAAGTATGTGCTTTAGCAGAGGAATATGAGGGTGATTATAAGTATCCAACAGCAAGTCAAATGCGTTATAGTTGGTATCAAAAAAGATTGAAAGCTGGTCTAATTAAAAAAAAACCATCTATTAAATGGCTTACAGGTAAAGCATATGAAGATTGGAAAAAAAGTGTTGAGGGAAAAAAAGTGCTTTTTGATGAATCTAAAAAAAGAGGTGGTTTTGGTAATTGGTATAAAGATTCAAGAGAAAAAAAATAAAGGAGAAAATATGAACACAGATAGCCAAGTAAGAAACCTAAGTAATATAAAACAAAGACTTCGTGCTTGTTTAACAAGTTGGAATGGTGCAAGTAGATACGAAAACAAAAGGAAGTTCTATGAATATCTAGGAATAAGAATGAGACAGAGAAGATTAGAACTTGGATATACACAAACACGAATTGCTAGAATCTGTGATTGCACATTTCAGCAAGTACAAAAAAGAGAAAAAGGAACTAATAAAATACCTTTAGACGATCTTAAAATATTGTGTGAAGCTACACATACAGATTGGGATTATTTTTTTAGACCTTTGAGAAAACTAAACAAAAAACTTTATAACAATGGGAGAGATGATGAGTAATATTACAAATAAACAAGGAAACAAGATAGAGTACAATCCAAACGCAAGGGGTTATAGATATAAGGTAGATGGTCAAAATAAATCTAGTGTAACAACAGCTATTGGTAAATTTATTAGACCAAATCTTGAAAATTGGTATAAAAAAAATAGAGACGATTCAATTAAAGAAATAATGCTAGAAGAAAAAGTGCCTTTAGATAAAATTAACAATTTTATTGAAAAAGTAAAACAAAAGTCAAATGCTAAAGAATCTTATGGTAAAGATATTGGAACTGCTTTACACGAATGGATTGATTTATTTTTAAAAGGTAAAAAACCAACAATGCCTGAAAGCGAACCTTTAAGAAGTATGGCAACAAAATTCTCAAACTTTTGGAAAAAACATAAATTTAAAGTTGTTGCTAGTGAATTACCATTATATAGCCCAAAATTTGATATGTGTGGAACTAATGATGTAATTGTTACAAAACAATCTTGGAAAGGTCAATTAGCTGTTCTTGATTGGAAAACAAGTAAAGATTACAACTTTGAAAATGCTATACAAGTAGAGATGTATAGAAGATTTATAGAAGAAACAACAGACTTTAAAATACAAAAACTTGCCATAGTAAATATACCAAAAGAAAATGGTAAAGATGTCTCGTTTTTTGAAATTGACAAAAAGTTAATTAAAAACGAAAGATATTTTAAAGCTTTTAGAGCAGTTAAATATTTAGCTACAACTGAAAGTAAATTTAAAGATGATCTAAAAAAATGGAAAAAGGAGAATAAAATAAATGTATAAAAAATATAGTAGTAATGACTTTGAAACACATAAGTTAGAAGTTACTTTAATTCATAAAGGTGGTGGTTGGGATTATAAAAGTATGCCTAAAGTTCAAATGAAAGATACGACTACAAATAAAAAATATAGTCCTTATCAATTTCAACAATGGCTAGAAACACCTCACATTATGGCAATGATAAGAAAAGGTGCAAATCTTAAAATAGCAACACAAGACTTTGAAGATAATCCAAATAAATATGATGATGGCAAAAGAAGAAGAATTATATTTTATTTTAGTGCTTTAAAGAATCAACCACCTAAAACGCAAAGTGTAGATGGTATGAAACCAATAGGTCAAACTATGCCACAATATACACCTCAACAGATGACAGAAGCCCAACCATCTGCACCTGAAAACGCACAACCAATTACTATGGAAGATCACAAAGCAATGAGTGAACTTGATGATGAAATACCATTTTAATTTATGGATAGAGAGCATAGAGGAGATTTAGACTTGGAAGTAAAAATAAAAGATTTAGAGTTAGAGTGCGAGATGTATAAAAAAAACAATCAAATGTTTAAAGAACATATATCTCGTATAGAAGCTATAAACGAATCACACAAAAAAATTAATGGACAGCTAAGAACAAGAATATCGAGACTAGAAACAGAAGTAAAAGATTTAAGACAAAAAGTAGAAGATGATAAGGAACTGATACAAAGCTTATATGACTATCCGTAAAATAAAAGAGAGATTAGAGTTTTGGTCTTTGTATTATAGACAAGAGATTATTTGGTTTGTAATAGGATTTATAACAGGAGTAATAATATGGTAGAAACATTTGAACATTTAAATAGTAAGCAAGTATATATTGAATTAGAAAAAGCTAGTAAAGCTTGGAGTGAAGCACAAAAAAATTTAATTATTTTAGATGAGGGTCGTAAGGGTGTTTTATCACAATGTGTTATCAAACATAAAAAATTAGTAAAAACTATGTCAGAAGCCGAACATGAAGCTAGGAATGACAAAGACTATAAACAAGCAGTTGAGAACTATGCTAAAGCAGAGATGGAACTAATTAAAGCAAGATACCATTACAATAACCTTGATAGATATGCGAGTCTAAAACAAAGTGAGTTAAGACGAGATTTATCTTTAATGACAAAACAAGAGGGCTAATGAACATAACACAATTAGAACAAGAAATAGTTAAAACAATAGAATTAGAAAATAAAGATTTAAAAAGAATATTAGAAGAAAAAAGATTTTCTGATATTGATGATTTAACAGGTATTATAATTCTCATTAAACAATGTTTTAAAGATCATAAAAAATATTTGAAAGAAAATATATGACAAAACTGTACTTAGATAACAATGGTCATTATCAAAGAGAAAAAGAGAGAATAAACTGGAAGTCTATTATTGCAAAGACTTTTGTTTATTTTACTTTTTTTTGTTTGCTAGTGTTCTATGTATATCTGTTGCTTAGTGCTTAGTATATTCTAAACCTGTAAGATCAGTATTTTCAGTGATCTCAGTTGTAGCTATGCTGTAATTAGAAACAAAAGCATCATCTCTTTGTTTAATTTGTTCTAAGGTGCTACTTACTTTTGGAAAGTGTGGAGTCTGATCTATAAATATAAAACTTGCCCTACCAATATTATTAGATGTTGTAATATCTACTGTAAGTTCTGTAATAACAAAATCTATATCTTGTGCCATACTTCACAATATAGATATTTAAGATTTAATTAAATTACTTTTTTCCGTTACGAAATATCTGTGTACCTTTTATACCAAAAATACTTGCGACTACAAGAATCCATAAATTAGTGAACCAAGTCGGAAGTGCTTGAAAATGCTCAAAGAAAAGATTTATCTTATCCATTGCTTGTTGATCGTCAGAAAAAACACCATAAGCAAGCACCAAGATGGGCAACGTAAGTATAAATAAAACTACCTCGTCCTTATAGTCGTTTTGTCTAGCTTCTAATAATTTACCTTGATATGATTCTTCTCCCCGTGCTTGTTTCTCTGCGTGAAGTAATTGTGCTTCAGACATTGCTATCTTAGCTTTCTGTCTATTAGCATAAATCTTTGAACCCGCTTGTACTGCTATCTTAATTGCACTTAACCACATTATTCTAACTCCTTTAATAATTCACAGTAATGAATGATCTTGTTAATATCTTCTTTACCATTTTTTTTATTGTAACGACAGATGTACTTAATAACATTACCCTGAATAAAACTAAGCTTGTTAGCTGTAATAAATTCAATAGGTTGTATTTTAAAATCTTTATAGTGTTGGGTGCTACCCACTTGCCTATCTAAAGCCCTCTCCGTTGCTCTCTCGCCTTTTAAAGCATACTTTCCACAGCATTTCTTCTTCATACTATCTTACCAATCCAATCACCTTTTTTGTTCAAAACTAATGGAAGTAACTTAGGTATTCCATCAATTATTATAGAACAACCCAAAATGAACCTTGTTTTAAAATTCTTTGCGTATGCAAAAGCCATAGATTTCTGATTAATCAAACAACCTACATTCATTGCAAAAAATAAATTATCAGGATTTGCCCACCAACTTACTAAAAACTTGGTATGATAATGACCCTGTACTGCTGACATACCCATTGTTTGTGATACTTTTAAAACATCTGCTGATCTGCCATGAGTAAAAAAACATTTTTGACCATTAGACATTTTTATAGTCAAATCATCAATCCATTTCCAATTACGAGTTCCTAAAAAATCTCCATAATCTTTTAAAAATTCTTTACTCATTCCAAACTTCAATGCTCGTCTATAAACTAAGCTAGAGTGGTTGCTATCTACTTCTGTTACTCTTGGAAACATACCCTCTAATTCTTTTACATATTTTCTAGCTTCTTTTAATTCATGTCCAGCAGAAAACAAATCAGGGTCGTGTGTGTGCATAGATATTGCGTGGAAGTCTAATAGATCACCAATGTTAATAACTGTGTCAGGTTTAAATTGTTTTTTTATTTCTTTAAGAAATTTTATTGAATCTTTATGATGATATGGAATGTGCATATCAGAAATTACTAAAATTCTTTTGTGAGTCATACAAGTTCTACTTGTACTATTAATTAGATATAATGTAAAGGAATTGGGAGATAACGGCTACTGCAACAGCATAGATGACATATAAAATTCTATCTATATCTCTTTGCATATGTTTGAGATGATTTGTTTCGATAGTATGAATCTTTTGATGAATCAATTTTATCTTTCCATCAATCTCAATAAACTTTTCGTTTGTTGTAAAGTTTTTTTTCATAACTACCTTTTACGTCTTTTTCTTCTTAAATCAAGATCGTGTTTTCTTGAACCTCTTAAAAAACTATTTACTCTACCCATACTCCAACTAGCCATAGAAGTACGTGGTCTTGAACCAGCAGATAAAAAAGCACCTTGACCTCTACGATAAACCTTTTTTAATTGACCTAAT